GGCCTTACATCGCTCGAGCATTCTCTATGGTTCCCAGAAATTCACCATGAAATTCTCTATGGTTCCCAGAAATTCACCATGAAATTCACCATGAAATTCACCATGAAATTCACCATGAAATTCACCATGGACCTCCAAAAAACTTGATGCTAGCCATAAAAAAGCACCTCAAAAAAAATTTCTGTAAAAAAAAATAGCTTACAGATTTTATCTTAACTAAACATATTCCATACTTTACCACGAACATAATGAAAATTGCCACATGCCTTCACATTATCTGTATTAAATCCAATAACCTTATTCTTATTATCATTCCATATAAGTCCTATATCTAAGAGACCGATATCAATCTTATATGTTTTTATCATTTCATTAGTTAATTTAACACATTTAGAAGAACATCCACCATCCCATTCTTTAAAATTAACAGAGTACTTATAATGATCTTTAAGTGGTTCAATACAATCCTTTAACTGATATGTTTTATAAATTCTTAGCTTACCTACAGGCTTGGAATTGTATTTTTTACCCGTCCATCCAGAATTTAGTGTCATATATAGCTTCGCTTTAGATACACTAATTCCGGAAGGTGAACCATTCCCTCTAGAATATTCTACAAGAAGATCTTCATATCTAGACATTTTAAATTCTACAAGAGTATTATTAAGTATGAAATCGTAGCTAGGATCATATTCTGTAGATTGTGATCCCATTCTAAGATTAAATACTTTAGATACTAGTTTTTGAATGTCTTTTTCATACAATTGACTCCATTCGTATTTATTTGAGCCTGTTCTTGTGTTTTCAATAATAAGTTCCATAATCAATTCTCCTTAATTAATAATTCTGTTTTCTTCTGATTCTCCAAATGTCTGATCTAGAAAACTTTCTATATAATCAAGACGTTGAATAATTAATTGTTGTGCAGCGTTATGCTTCTTTAGAACTTCAAGTTCTTCTGCCAAATTCTTAATAACTTTTTCTAGGTTTTCTTTGTTTTTAAATCCAAACATTACATTTTCTCCTTGACTTATTTTGATTTAAGGATTTAAATAAATAACATGAACATCTGTAAGAGGACATATTTTTAATTCATAGTCCATGTTGATTGATCTTATTATGTCATAGAAGTCTCTGTTTTCTGTTACAATTAGTCCTTTTCTATGTTTATTATTGAAAAGTTCACTGAAATTATAGGAATGGGTATGTATGATTGACTGTATTTTTGTTTTTTGAATTGGAGTGTAGTTTACTAAGACATACCTTCTTAAGTTTTGTCTTTGTTTCATATTAGTTAACTCCCTTAATCCTGTGGAAGATAATCTGGACAACGAGTAAATCTTCCCTGTTTTTTAAGCAGTTCTAAATCCTTTTTTGTTAGCTTGTTAATATTGTCTTTATTTAGATATACTTTTGATTGTTTTTTATTCTGATTGTTTTTAGACATTAGTTAACCTCCAATTTAATTATATTTTTTGGTAGAAACATTTGGCATATCCAATACAAATGGTTATTGTTTCTCTTGGCATGTTGTGCGAATGATTTCCGTTGATCTTCTGTTACATGAAAAACTACTTCGTCTGTATCTGGAAGAAGTTTATCAAAGTATGTATCATCCAATTCAAATGCTGAACCTAAACGATCATACTGTGCTCTTGGTATTTTTAATGTATATACTTTATTCATGATATTTCCTTTCTTAATAGTTACAGTGGCACATATATGTGCCACTGTAACATTCTCAATAAATCGTTCAATTCAAGCCTGAGAGGCTCTAGAGATTAACTAATTTCCAGTCTCTTTTAATACTTTTGTAATATCTTTTTTAAGTAGTTTTAAAACTAATATTTGATCATATGGTTTTTTATATTTGCTCAACGTCTTAGCACTATTTTTTACTTTTTCTACTAGCTTAGTTAAACTAATTAGTGCATCATTATCTTTTGGAACTGTTATTGGTTTTTTCATTTCATCTCTCCTTATAGATTATTATTGTTTACATTATACTTAATACTTATAATTGTCAAATATAATGTTTACATTATAAATGTTTACATTGGTAAACTTATTGTTTACCAAATTCACGTGAATGACACATCTTGTTAGTTGAAACTGAGTCTTGCATAGTTTGTCCAGAAATTTTCTTCTCTTGTAACTGATAAACCGAAGAAATTCTGGTTGCAGGCTCTCTCCAACCAGCTGATCTTTTAGTTTTACATTTAATAATATTCTTTTGACGAGTTTTTTTCATTGGAATTTTTGTAATTTTAATTCCTGTTTTTTTGTAAGTTTTTTCTGATTTCATTTTGTTGCTCCTTGTTTTTGTTTAACCTGACGGCCCGTAGGCCGTTTCGCCTGAATTTCACAGGCTCATCAGAGGTTTTTACAAGAACATCATTAAAACAACTAACAAAGCTAGCAAAGCAAACAACAAAACAGCTTCGAAAATCTCTCTCAATTTCATATTTCCTCCTTAATATCTTGTCCAAACATTACCTTGAACATCTCTGTCGTTCTGCCTTGCCGTCTTAACTCTTCCGCTTTCTTTGACCTTTCAAATCCAACTTTTCCTTTTTCGGTTCTGATTATTTCTTTTTTCTTTTTCATGGCGTTTCTCCTTATGCGTAAAATGGAAGATTGTTAATATCAATTTCTTTGATACGTCTTTCTGGTCCAGGACTCCATGTGCTATCAGTTTCAGGTGTTACCAAAATTGTTTCCATTTGAAATGGTGCAAATGTTACATGGCTTGGAGCCCAATAATGTCGAGGACCACCATTAATAATGTTATATAAACCTTGTAACATTTTTTTACGATTTGCTCTATATCCGGTATAAATTACGTTTGCAATAAATGATTCTGGACTATTCGGTTTTACTGTTAATTTTCTATATAATTCGTTTAATTTCATTTTATTCATTTTTGAATCCTTATTTGATTGTTGATTTCTCAATTTCATATTTCCTCCTTATTGTTAAGTACATTGTATATTATTTTGACCTAAATGTCAAGAACTTTTTTCAAAAATAAACCCTTTAGAAACAACAACTTACAAGATAGTTTAATTTTTTTTATATCAAAAACATCTTTTTTTTAGTTTTTTGAGAAAAATGGTAATTTATTAAATCCTATAACTCCTTTGTTTACAACAACTTACAAACTGCGGATACCAAGCAACTGTAAACTATTGTAAACAAAGGAGTTACCACCACCCTGATATTTTTTGAAAAAAGTCTTATAAATATTAAGTAAAAAGGTCATGATATTACAAAAAGCTATAGACAATTGGAGAAAAAAGGAAGCCTATAAACAGCAGGAGGATATTCATTGGTTTGTCTGGTTGCTGGAAAATCCAAATAGTCCTATTAGTTTAACTGGTGCTGTTGATCTATATAACCATGATATAATCCATATACTTTTAAATAGAGATATGGAAGTAAAAGACGAAGCAATGGTTATTGGATTCACAATGGGTAATAGTGAAACTACTAGTTCTTGGGTAAGATGGCTATTTGAATTTTGTGCTAGGTATCTATATCCAGAAGGATATGCATTTGATGATGAAACCCTATTGGAATTTGAAAGAGGATATGCATACGGATTTACCAGAAAGAAAAGGAATATACATTTGGCACATTTTGACATAAAGAAAAATATAGTAAAACTTAGAAAAGATTGGGGTATAAATATTAAAAAAGTGTTATAAATAATATTACTAAAACTATATTTTGTGAAGGAATTTTGTGAAAACTTTTAAAGAAACATTAATAGAAAAAAAGACAGATGAAGAACAAACGGATCTTGACATTCTCATACTTACTGGCTCTCAGAGTGAAGATGAAAATGTAGTTACGGGAATGTTCCTACAGTCAGCAGAAGAATTAAAACAAAAATGTCATAAGGTGATTGTAGGTAAGGCATGGGTTTCTGATTTCGATTTAGATTTGAATACCATGACCATTATGAATTATGAGGATACTGGAAAGAGATTGGAAATACAAACAGCACGAACAATGGTTGTTGTTCGTGCTGGTGCTATTGACAATGATTTAGGTAAAGCATTGATTCGTTCATTTCAAGAGAGTGGATGTTTCATGGTCAATGATTTGGAATCCATGAGAGTTTGTGATAATAAGTTTTCATCTTATATTACTTTCTCTCGACACAATATTCCGATTCCAAGAACTTCTTTGCTTCCAACCGACAAAGCTATTGACCATGCACATAAACATATTGGTGGTAAATTTCCAGTAGTCATCAAGACTCTTTCTGGAACACAAGGGATTGGTGTTTCGATAGTTAATGATCTACCATCAATGGTTTCTGTTGTTCAGTCATTGAGAAAGTTTGATGCAAAATTACTGATACAGGAATATTTAGATATTGATTTTGATATAAGAACTATTGTAGTTAGTGGAAGGATTATTGCATCTACAAAACGAAATCGTGTTAAAAAAGATTTTCGTTCCAATGCACATCTAGGAGCAAAAACAGAACCGTATATATTATCAGACAATGAACAAGAAGTAATTAAGGCAGCCGCTCGTAGTGTTGGTGGTATTTTAGTTGGTGTTGACCATTGTATTCAAGATGGAAAACTTTTCATATTGGAATGTAATGCATCACCTGGATTAGGTTCTAATTTTCATAATTATGATATTACAACTGTACCACAGAAACCAAAGAAGGATGACATTACGGGAGATGGTAAAACAATTGTAAAAGAAATCATAAATCATTTTCGTTGGCCACGACACAGAAGATTATCTTTCTTTACAGAGTGTGGATATTTGGAACGTCTAAAGATTAAAGGCGTTGGTGAATTTCGTGCGAAGATGGATACCGGTAATGGTACGAAGGCAACAATGAAAGAGGTTGACAAGTTAGTTGTTGATGGTCAAGTTGTCAAGTGGGAATTGAATGGTAAGAAGTTTGAGAATAAATTAAAAGGTTGGTCTGTACCACAGCACACGAAAGTAATAGACAAACGACCAATCATTCATATGGAGGTTGAATTTAACAACAGGACATATATAAATATTCCATTTGGATTAACAACAGCAGATTCAAAAAGTGAATGTCTTGTGAATAGAGATTTGATGACTATTTTTAAAGTAGTTGTAAATCCAAACAGAGCTTTTATCTTATCAGATTTTATTGAGCGGGATGATAGTGATGATGTCTAGGAGAATCTTATGTTAAAAAAAGTTGATGGTAAGTGGGCAATCGTTTCAAAGAAATCCAATAAGCCGTTAGCATATTATAAGGGTGATGGTAAACCAGATGAGGAATGGGTGAAGGAGCAGGAAAAGAGGATTCAATATTTTAAAAACAAAAAGGAATCGAAAATGAAAACATTTAAAGAAATGATGGAAGCTATAAAGAAATGGTCAGATGTCACTGATAAGAAATTAAAGAAGAACGCTTCAGATTTTTTGAAAGCATTGGATAGAGGTCAGGTTCTTGGATATAGTATAGCACACGATGAGTTCTCTATCTTTGATACTGAAAAAGATTTTATTAAAGCACAAAAAGAAAAAAATATGAAATGGATTGTGGTTGAAGGAAAAACACATTACGAAAAGCTTTTAAAAGATATTAAATAATTTAAAAGCTATATAAGAAATAATATCATATATGTATTACTTGATCCACCAACCAACACCACATATAAATAGTAACATAAAATAAAACACGATACAAGGAAGAAGTTTAACAAATGGCAATTCATACAAAACCATTATCGACAAATACAAGAAGTTGGTCTGATCTTGATTTAGATTTTACTGCTCATCCTGTTACTAAAGATATAGTATTAAAAAAAGATGTAGAAGCAATTAAAAGGTCTGTACGAAACTTAGTATTAACTAATCCACATGAAAGACCATTTCATCCAGAAATAGGAAGTGGTATTACTGGTGTCTTATTTGAGTTGGTTTCACCAACCACGGCTGTTGTTTTACAATCTGAAATAAGACAAGTGATAACAAATTTTGAACCAAGAGTTCGTTTGATAGATATAAAAGTTTCTGGTGATATAGATAATAATGGTTACTATGTCACTATACATTTTCAACCCATCAATACCCCCGATCCTGTAACAGTTGAATTATTTTTAGAGAGGTTAAGATAACATGGCATCAAATAAATTACAGATTACAGATTTAGAATTTGATACAATCAAATCTAATTTAAAAAGTTATCTATCAGCACAAACACAATTTGCAGATTATGATTTTGACGGTTCTGGGATGAGTGTATTACTTGATTTGCTCTCCTATAATACGCACTATATGTCGTATTATGCAAACATGCTTGGTAATGAAATGTTCTTAGACTCTTCCTCTTTGAGAGATTCAGTTGTATCTCATGCAAAACATCTAAATGTAATTCCAACTTCTGTTAAATCACCAACAGCAAAACTTGATTTTACTTTTACACCGTCAGGTGCACCGACCTCACTTACGATTGCAAAGGATACTAAGTTCACTTCAAGCGTTAATGGTGTAAGTTATAAGTTTGTAACCAATACAACAACGACAGTTCCGAGATCAACTACGGGAACATATACTGCAACGGGTGTTGAAATCAAAGAAGGAAAAATACTTTCAAAATCATATACAGTAAATTCTGCCGATGCTACTCAACGATTTATTATTCCAAATGTGAATGTAGATACTACAACTCTTTCTGTAACAGTTCAAAATTCTTCTAGTGATTCAACAGTTGCTACATACACAGATGGTAATGTAGTTGATGTTACAACTATCAAGGGAACAGATAAAGTTTATTTCTTACAAGAAGTAGAAGATCAAAAGTATGAAATTACATTTGGTGATGGAGCTGTTGGTAAACAATTATCCGATGGTAATATAATTTTCATTGAGTATATTGTTACTAGTGGAACAACAGCTAACAAGGCAAGTGCATATGTTGCTAGTGGTTCTGTTGCTGGTTTAACATCTGCTAATTATACTTTGACAACAAATACAAATGCTACTGGTGGTGCAGATATTCAAACAATAACATCATTAAAGTTTCAAGCACCTAAATTATACCAAGCACAAAAACGTGCTACTACAAAAAATGATTACAAAGCAGTGCTCTTAGAACAACGACCTGATATTGAATCAATTACAGTATATGGTGGTGAAGATGCGGATCCGGTTCAATATGGAAAAGTTTTTATTGCATTGAAACCAACAGGGGCTACTTCATATAGTACAGCAGTAAAGACATCTATTAAAAATGATATACTTAAAAAAAATAATGTTGTTACTGTAATGCCAGAATTAATTGATCCTATAATGTATTATCTTTTAATTGATACTACTGTTAATTATGATCCTGTTACAAACTTGACAAATGAAAATACTTTAAAGACAAATATAAATACTTCAATACAAAATTACTTTCAAACAAACTTAGAAAAGTTTGATCAAAAATTTAGATATTCAAAACTTGTACAGGATATAGATAATACAAATAATAGTATTAGAAATAATAAGACAACTGTTAAATATCAACAAAGAATTATACCGGCTACATTGGGATTAACTTCAACATATACAATGAATTTTAATAATGCATTAACAAAAAGTTCTGTTGTAAGCACCTCCTTTACAGCTAGTGATGGTAATACATATTCTTTGGTTGATGATGGTTTGGGTATTATGAAAGTTGCAAGAACTACAAGTGGTGTTGTTGATAGTCCGGCAGTATATTTTACATTACCAGACGGAACACAGAATCAGGGAACGATTGATTACACTACTGGAAAGGTTGTATTGAATAACTTTAATCCTTATACGATCACAGACGGAACAACAAATATTAAATTCACAGTAACACCTTCTGTTAATAATAATGATATCACACCGTTAAGGGAACAAATATTAACTTATGATGTTACAGATACAGAATCAATTGTTATCAATATGGTTGCCGAAACTATTATATAGGAATAACAGATGGCATTAACACGAATAAAATCAAGTAATATAGAAGATAACGCAGTAACAACAGCCAAGATAAATGCTGATGCAGTTGACGGAACTAAGATAGCAGATGATGTTGTTAATAGTGAACATTTAGTTGATGGTGGTGTTGATGATGCACATTTGGCTACAGGTGTTGATGCCAGTAAACTAACTGGGACTTTACCTAACGCTAGAATAGTTGATCTTCCAAATGCTCAAGTTGCTGGACTAGCCGCTTCAGCGACTACCGATACAACTAATGCTTCAAACATCACATCTGGGACTATAGCAGACGCCCGTATACCTTCAAGTGCAGTAACTCAACACGTTGACCTAACATCAGTAAACCAATCAATAGCTACATTAGGTTTGCATATGGGTGTCGCTGATAATAAAGTGGCATTTAATTTACCCAATGCTTTCATAGATACCTTTGAAGATGATACTGGGATAACTACGGAAACAAATGTGGATAGGACAACTAGTGAATATTTTGCATCGGTATATGAAGTGGAGGGTAGTCAAGCTCAAATTGCACAGGGAACTGGAACTCCTATAGGAACTTTTGATGGTAGTGCTTATGGTGGGTTAGCCGCAGCATTTGATGGAACAACGAATCAATCAAATAATGCTTCTGCGGTTCATGATGCGAGTGTTACTGTAGCGTGGCTTGGCAAAGATTGGGGAAGTGGAAATACAAATACAATAAATGGTTTTAAATGTTGGTCAACAAATAATGATGGGATGACCGATGCTGGTAATGCTTCTTCTGGATGTTCGTTAACACTTTTTGGAAATTCGGTTGATAATACTGGAACTGCGGTTAATTTAGGTGGTTTAACTGGACTTAATTTTAGACAAAATAATCACGTTGCTGATTATACTAAACTGTCTGGACTAACAACTTCTACCGCTTACCGTTATCATTGGATAAAATTTACTTCAGGTGGTTCACCTAATTATATACGTTGTGCTGAAGTACAGTTTTTTGCGAATGAACTCCTGTCTTTTGCTAATGCCACAGGTACTCTTATCTCTGACACACAAACTGCCCCATCAGCCACTACAGAAGTATCAGGAGTAATTTTATATAAAGACAACGCTGGCACAGCCACATTAGGAACACACTTAAAGATTTACTTCACGGCTGATAACGGCTCGAACTGGACTGAAGCATCCAGCTACGGAACGGCTCAAACTTTTAGTGGCACCACAAAACAGGTAAAGTTGGGTAAGACTACAGTTACCTCCGGCACTCAAGTAGCAATAAAAGCTGTATGGGCCAGTCAGGCCAGTGGAACAATGGAAACCCAATTACACGGCTGGGCCGTTAATTATTAAAAGGAATAACAGATGGCAGTAGTAAGCCCAAATCAACCAATACATCCTACACTTGACGAAAGAATATCCGTCAAGGTAGAGGGACAGCTTCCTGCATTTGTAAAACAGGATCATGCAACCTTTGTTGCTTTCCTAGAGGCTTACTATGAGTATATGGAACAACTTGGTAAGCCTTATGAAATTATAGGAAATCTAAATAACTATGCAAACCTTGATAAGACAACAGATGACTTTTTACAGTATTTCAAAAAACAATTTGGTGAAGATGTTCCAGAAGCTATATTTACCAATGCCAATAAACCATTTGTTCTAAAACATCTCCGAGATTTTTACCGTTCCAAAGGTAGTCAAAAATCCTTTGAGTTTCTTTTTAGATTATTGTACAAAGAAGAAATAGATTTTTATTTACCTTCAGTAGATATGTTAAGAGCATCAGATGGTAAATATACAAAAGAACAAATATTAAGATCAATTGATACAAGTGGAACTGATGTAATTTTTGGTTTAACTGGTAAAACAATTACCGGTGGAACATCAGGCGCTACTGCTATTGTTGAAACAATATTAAAGGAATATATTGGTTCGTTTGTTGTTTCAACAATTTATGTTTCTAATGTAGTAGGAACATTTGCAATAAACGAAACTATAACTAATGGAACTATTACCACTACACTTAACGGAATGGTTACCGATTATAATATAACCAATACTGGAAATGGTTATACTGTTGGTTCAATAGTTCCTGTATCAGGTACTGGTGGTGCTAATATTACGATTGATAGTTTAACATCTGGTAGTATTACAACAGCTACTATTGTTAATGCCGGGACTGGGTATGTAGCTGGTGATAAATTAATAATTGATAATACTGGAAAACAAGATATAAATGGTAGAACTTGCAGTATACTTGTTAAGACAGTTGGGGGTTCTGGACAAATAACAGCATTAGAATTTGAGAATAGCGGAAGTGGTTATACTGGTATTCCAGTAGTTAGTGGTGGTTCAGGTACTGGTGCGTTAATTACTTTATCAGGTATTAATATAGGTGGTATTAAAACATTAAAAATTATTAATAATGGTTTTGGATATACAACTGCGCCTACTCTAAATTTAAGTAGTTTAGGTGATGGCACGGCAACAGCAACAACAACCATTGGTGCATATGAGGATGATTTTAATATAGGATTTACCAATGATGATGGATTTCTTTCTTCAGCTAAATATATACAGGATAGTAAATATTATCAGGCATTTTCATATGTATTAACTACTAGTAATACAATTGATAAGTGGAGAGATATTGTAAAGAGAGTTAATCACCCTGCTGGTCTTGCATTGTTTGGTAAACTAAGAATTGTTTCAACAGCAACATTAAATTTAAAAATCACTGGCATTCCTCAGAGACTTTATTATAAAATTGTGTTCCATAAAGGAACTATAGCACCTGTTATAGCAAATGTAAAAGTTGATTCTTGTGTTGGTGAAGCTATTCCAACTAAATGTCAAATATATGAATTAGATTTAGGAGTACAAGAATTAGTTTCTGGTGGTTTTGAAGATTATAGATTTGTTAATGAGACAGCAACAGAACTAGAGGATTGGGGTTTAATAACTGGTAATGCTACAGAATCAGATGATTATGAGGTAATAGGTTTAGCTGCCGATTTAGTAACTACATTGGCACAACCACGTCTAGGACCAATAAGAAGAAATGTAGATAGATTTAAATTTAATAGACAGGGTGGGTATAGCCAGACTACAGGAACAGGAACACAAACGGGTTCACCTATATCAATTTTTAAAGATAAACAAATAGCAGAATTTGTTTATTTTGGTGGATTGAAAACAAGACGTGTAACACACGCCACAATTACACAATATACAACTGGAACACAGAGTACTAATTTACCACCTACTTGGTAAATCATTAAAAAAGTTTTATAAATATAAGTAAATTAACATAAAAGGGAAATATTATGACAGCAATCGTCGGAAATTTATTCAGGAAATATAATGCAGATAGTTTTATTAGTTCTTTTGGGACAAATAAAATTTATCTAATGATTGGTAAAAATGATGCATGGGCAAGCACGGGCGCGGGGCAGTATTCCGGATCAGGATTTTCTGATACGAGTATTCCGACTCCAATTGATACGACTGTAGCACCTTATATTCATCATAATGATATGATTGCGGCAAAGTTGATTGGTTTGGGAGATGTATCACACGTTTTAAAAAGAACTAATTGGACAACAGGAACAGTTTATGAAGAATATAATCATTTAACAGATGATATTATTGATACAACATTTTTTGTATTTACATCAGCATATAGAGTTTATAAGTGTATCAGTAATTATGATGGCGCCGCATCTACAGTAGAACCTACTGGCACATCTACTTCTATTATTGAAACGGCAGATAATTATAGATGGAAATTTATGTATGAAGTTCCTCAAGCAGATATTTTAAAATTTGTTACATCAGATTGGATTTCTATGAAATCACCAGCGACTTCTGGTACGACACAAGAGGCAGTTGAAATAGCTGCAGTTGATGGTGCGTTGGAACATATTGATGTGACTGCAGGCGGAACAAGTTATATTAATAATACAGGAACAGCACAAACCGGAACAGCAACAACAATTACATTAGCATCGGGGGCTTCGGCAACAGATGATCTTTATAATACGATGTCAGTTTACATTACATCAGGAACTGGTAGTGGACAATTGAGAACTATAACGGATTATGTTGGAACTACAAAAGTTGCGACAGTGGCTACTTGGACTACGAATCCGGACGCTACCAGTGTTTATGAAGTAATGCCTTCAGTAACTATTACGACTACTGAAGGTACAGGTGCAACAGCAAGAGTTTCTAGTATGGCTTCTGGGGCAATTAAAAAAGTTTCTATGGTTACAGTTGGAACTGGTTATCGTTCAGGTACAGCATCAATTGCTGGTGGTAGTGGAAGTGGTTGTACACTTGATCCTAGATTCGGTCCTCCTGGTGGACATGGAAAAAATGCTGTATCGGAATTGGGTGGTGCTTTTGTAATGATGAATACTCGTTTAGTTGGTGCGGATGGTTCCGGCGACTTTGTTGTCGGTGATGATTTCAGAAAAGTTATTCTGATTGCAAATCCAAATGCAAGCGGAGTTGCAGCAACGGCATCAACATATTCCGGCGCTGAGTTGGACGATGACTCAGGGGAAATTTTATATGTAGAATACAGGACACCTATTAATAGGGTAGCAGATCAAACGGAAGATATAAAAATAGTTGCAGAATTCTGAGTTAAATAATAAAAAAAGGTTAAATAAATGACAGCAAATATAAATGTAAATGTAAATCAATCACCTTACTTTGATGATTTTGATGATAGTAAAAACTTTCATCAAGTTCTCTACAAGGCCGCATTACCCGTTCAAGCAAGAGAATTAACACAAGAACAAAGTATCCTTCGTAATCAAATTAAAAAGTTTGGTGATCATGTTTTTCAAAATGGTAGTAAGGTTACTGGTGGTGAGTTAATTCTTAACCTTGATTACGAATATGTAAAGTTGCAACAGCAATATAATAGTGTAGATATTGATGTTGCGACTTTTGCTGGTAAAACAATTATAGGTTCTACTTCGGGTGCTAAAGCACTTGTATTAAATAATAGTGCTATTGATTCTGTTACTGGTGATCCTAATACTGTTTTTGTAAAATATATTACAGGAGATTCTGTCACTAATGGTGTTCAAGGGATAGCAGTAACTGCTGGGGGAACAGGTTATACTACAGCACCAACTGTATCAATAACCGGTGGTTCTGGTACAGGAGCAACAGCAACAGCTGTTATTAATAGTAGTGGTGTTATTACAGGAATTAATGTAACAACTGCTGGCTCTGATTATACTTCATTGCCTTCTGTAAGTATTTCAGGTGGTGGTGGAAGTGGTGGTACGGCAGCAGCAACATTATCAACTGCAGCTGCATTTACTGCCGGTGAAAGAATTAGTGCGATTGATTTATCTATATCTGCAGTAACGGCAAGTTCCTCACCAACGGGAAAAGGTAGTGCAGTTTCCATTAATAGTGGTGTATTTTATATAAAAGGAAATTTTATTAATGTATCAACACATACTTTGATACTTGATAAGTATACAAATACGCCTTCTTATAAAACTGGATTGACTGTTACTGAAACAGTAATTGATTCTGGTACTGATTCAACACTATTGGATAATGCTCAAGGTTCATATAATTTTGCGGCACCGGGTGCGGATAGATTAAAATATTCACTTGCCCTTACAAAGAAAACTTTAACTTCAACAGACGATACAGATTTTTATGAATTGCTTAGAGTTAATGCTGGGGTTAAAGAAAAAGATGTTAAAATACCAGTATATTCAGTACTAGAAGAAACATTTGCTCGAAGGACACATGATGAGTCTGGCAGTTATACTGTAAGAGCATTTTCATCACAAGTAAAAGACCACACATCTGATTCAACTAAATTTACTGTTCGGCTTGATCCTGGTAAAGCATTTATCGAAGGACACGAATATGAAACAGTTACTTCAACTGATATTACATTAGATCGAGCGAGAAGTTATATTAATGTAAATAATTTTGACAGGTTAATGCAATATGGTAATTATGCAGTAGTAAAAGATTATAAAGGTTATTTTGATATTTCTGAGCAGGTAACAGTTGATTTACATAATACTGTTCATACTTCTATAACATTAACTAATCCCACTACATATTCCTCAACAAAAATTGGAACAGCTAAAGTAAGAAATATCGATTATGTTTCTGGGACAGGGGCAAATCAAATTATTAATATGTATTTGTTTGATGTTGTAATGACCAGTTCAACATTTGGTTCTGTTGAATCTATTGTAGTTCCTGTTAATTCGGGGGCAACACCGGTTGTTGTAAATGCAAAAGCAAATATTGATGATACTGGTAAGGTCGGTGGAGTTGTAGGTGGTGATGCAAAACTTTTTGAAACCTCTGATAATAGTTTAGTGTTTAAATTACCACAGGATACTATTAAAACGATTCGTGATGATCTTGGTGTTATTGATACTAGTTATACTATTAAAAGAACTTTTGAAAATGTTTCATTTGCAAATGGTACCGCAACAATATCAACAGCTGGTGCTTCTGAAACTTTCTTTGGTAGTGGTGCATTAAGTAATAGTAACAAAAAGGAATATTATACAACTACAGTTAAAACGGCTGGTACTTCTGGTTATCTTGCAAATGACTTAATTGCTTTTGATGGAGCTAGTCAAACAATTACAGTTAATGCGCCTTCAAATACTACAGTTACTTTTTATGATAATTCAGTAAGTAATTTTACGGCAGATATTATTGCAACACTTAATATTGATAGTAAACAAGAGAGAGTTAAAACACTTGTAAAAAGTAATGTACTTGATGTTACGGGACCTAATACAACTGCACTATCATTCGATTCTTTAAATAAATCAGATGTATATAAAATTCACGCAGTATATGATTCTGGTGCTGCCGGTTCAAATGCAACTTTACCTACATTAACTGTCGGAAGTACAGCAGATACAATGACTCCCGGTGAAACAATTACTGGAGGAACATCAGGTGCTACGGGTACGGTTGTTCTTGGAGCAGGAAGTACAACTACTGTTACTTATGTTCCAGTATCTGGTACATTTGTTGCCGAGACAATTACTGGAGGAACAAGTGGATTTACAAAAACAGTTTCTTCTGTCGCCACGGGTGATACTGACATTACTACAAGATATGAATTAGATACAGGTCAACGAGATAACTTTTATGATCATGGGCAAATAAAATTAAAAGCCGGACAGACAGGACCGACTGGTAGAATTGGTATTGTATATGATTACTTTACTCATTCTGGTGTTGGTTATCTTTCAGCTGATTCATATACAGCCGCAGTTGGATTTGATAATATTCCAACTTACACAAGTCCTGTTACTGGTACTAAAGTTGAACTCAGAGATTGTGTTGACTTTAGACCAAGGCGAGCAGATGGTGGAACTATAATGGAAAATATTGAATTGCCTTTTCCAAATACAAATTGGCAAGCTGATTATAGTTACTATCTCCCAAGAATAGACAGAATATTTTTAAGTAAAGAAAGAAAGTTTGGAGTGAATAAAGGTATACCATCATTAAATACTGTTCCTCCACAACAACTTGATGGAACAATGGATTTATATACTATTTATATTCCAGCATATACATTTAATTCAAGTGATGTAACATCAAAATATATTGAGAATAAACGATATACAATGAAAGATATTGGTAAACTTGAAAAACGAATTAACAATTTAGAATATTATACTACACTTTCATTACTTGAAAAAGAAGCAGAAGAATTAGTTATTAAAGATACAGCTGGATTAGATAGATTTAAAAATGGTATGCTTGTAGATGGTTTCAATGGGCATAGTGTTGGTAATGTTTTATCTGCTGATTACAAAGCTGCTATTGATTTTGATGAAAAAATATTAAGATCACCATTCACTTCTAATTTAACGGACTTGGTTTATGATTCTAGTTCTTCTAGTGGTGTACAGAAAACAGGTGATCTAATTACATTACCGTATACTGCAACAGCATTTGTAACACAAACAGTGGCAAGTAAATCAATTAATGTTAATCCATTCGCAGTATTAGCTTGGATTGGAACAGTTGACCTAACACCACCAAATGATAATTGGATTGATACTACTACACGACCTGAAGTTGTTGTTAATATTAATGGTGAGAATGATGGTTGGGCTGCCTTAGTTGGTTTAGGATTTGGTTCCCAATTTAATGATTGGGAAACAATTAATGGTACTGGTAGGGAAACTGTTTTAGAATCTGGTCCAACTTGGCGAGCAGGAAATGCTATACTACAAAGACAAACGGTACGAAATGAAGTATTACAGACAAGAACAGGAATTCGTACAGAAATTACTGGAGTTGATACTGTAAGAAATAGTGTCGGTGATAGAGTAGTTGATGTTTCTATTATTCCTTTTATTAGAGCAAGAGATATAGCTATATCTGTAACAGGAATGAAACCAAACACAAGAGTGTATCCATTCTTTGATGGTATTGATGTAGCTGCTTATTGTACTCCAACTGGAGGTTCTTTGGGTGATGCAGTTTATACAGATTCATCTGGTTCAATTACTGGTTTAACTTTTTCCATTCCAAATAGTGATACTCTTAGATTTAGAACTGGTGAAAGACAATTCTTATTGGTTGATAATACAACAGCAGACTTAGTAAGTGCTGGAACATATGGTGAAGTTGTATATCAAGCACAAGGATTGTTACAGACACAAGAAAATGTAGTTGTATCTACAAGAGTTCCAAGAGTACAAAGTTTAGGAATGGGTTCAGCAACTGATTTCAGAACTACATCAAACATATTTACAAGATCAAATGTTATTGGATGGTTTGATCCATTGGCTCAAACCTTCTTGGTTGATGGAGGTATTTATCCAAATGGAATTTTTCTAACAGATTTAGAATTATATTTTAAATCTAAAGATACAGATAATCTTCCGGTAACCATACAAATTAGAAGTACTTTGAATGGTTATCCAGATAAAACTATTATACCATTTTCCGAAGTTAATAAATTACCAACCGATGTTAATATAAGTGATGATGCCTCATTGGCTACTAAATTTACTTTTCCATCATTAGTTTATCTACCACCCGGAGAGTATGCAATTGTTGCATTGAGTAATAGTTTGAAGTATGAAGTATATATTTCTGAAATGGGTGACAACATTCTTGGAACGACAAGAAAAGTATCAGAACAACCATATGCTGGTGTACTATTTAAATCACAAAATGCAAGTACTTGGAGTGCTGATCAAAATCAAGATTTGACATTTCAATTAAATAGGGCAGTATTTACTACAGGTGCTACTGCTAATGCAGTCTTTAAAGACGGAACTTCCGCAGCGGATGTTAAAGCAGATGTGATTCAAATTGTTCCCGAAGAAGTTAGACTAAATAAGACTTCTATTTTTTGGGGAGTTAAAATGTCTGATGCTGGTACAGGAGTATTAGATACTTCTTATTCTGAAATTATTCAAAATACTAATCATAAACTTTCTACACAAAAGAAGATTACAACAAGCGCTGGAAGTTATATATCACAGGCCACATTATCATCAAGCAGTACCTATATTTCACCTGTAATTGATACGAAAAGAAATAGTGTTATTACAGTAGAAAATAATATTAACAATGTTACAACTGATGAAACAAATGCTGAGGGTGGTGATTCTGCGGCGAGATATATTACAAGACGAGTTAATTTAAAAGATGGTTTTGATGCAACTGATTTATCAGTATACATGACTGCTAATAGGCAAGCAGGAACTGCTATTTCAGTTTATTATAAAGTATTATCACAATTTGATGCTGATACTTTTGATAATCGTCCTTGGGTATTAATGAGTGAGACAACAAATACGAATACTGTTTCTGCTTCTGATGATGGAAACCAATATTTAGAATTAGAATTTAATCCTTCTACTGGTAATACTGATTATACATCAAACAGTGTTACATATAATAGTTTTAAAGTATTTGCTATAAAAATTGTTATGACTTCTGCTAATACTACTAAAATACCTTTGATTAAAAATTTAAGAGTAATTGCATTGGCATAATTATGAAAATAAAAAATACAAAATATGAAAGAGATATTGAATCAAAGGCTGTATTGAATACTAATCGAAACGCTTTAGATAATTATAGAGCAGCCAAGAAACAAAAAGAAGATGAGATTGATGTTATAAATAATATGAAAGTTGAAATAGAAGAACTTAAACAGATAGTTAAAAAACTTTTAGAGAAATAATATGGCAAAGAGAGTTCAAAGACGTAGAGGTACAACATCAGAACACAGTTCGTTCACCGGTGCGGTAGGTGAAATTACTGTTGACACTGATAAGGATACTGGTGTTATACATAACGGAGCACAAGCAGGTGGATTTCCATTAGCAAGAGAGGACATGAATAATGTTACCAATGCTGTTGGTATAACACAACTGAATGTTTCTGATGGTACTAATGGACAAGTACTTTCTACCAATGGAAGTGGAACATTAAGTTTTAGTACAGTTGATGCTACTACGGCTGTTGTTGGAGGAGACTTATCTGGTACAGTAGGTGATGCACAGATAGTTGCAGATGCTGTTGGAACAACCGAGTTAGCAACAGATGCAGTAACAACTCTTAAAATTACAGATGCAAATGTAACAGACGCTAAGTTGGCAACAGACTCCGTAACAACTGTAAAAATTACAGATGCAAATGTAACAAATGCAAAGATAGCAGATTCAGCAGTTACAAGTTCAAAAATTCTGGATGGAACTATTGTAGCAGGTGATATAGCATCTAATGCTGTTACAGCTATTAAGATATTAGATGGTAATGTAACAGAGTCTAAATTGGCAACAGACTCTGTAACAAATGTTAAAATTGCAAATGATGCAGTAACAAATGTTAAAATTGCAAATGATGCAATAACAGCTACAAAGATAGCTAATGATGCAATTACAACTGTCAAGATAGCAGACAATGCTATAACAACAGCACTGATAGCAGGTGGTAATGTTGATGGAACAAAGATTGCTTTGGGTTCAGATACTCAAGGTGATGTTATGTATTATGATGGAACGAACTGGGTAAGACTTCCAGCGGGTACCTCAGGATATGCTTTGGTAGCTGGTGGTACTGGTGCAAATCCTAGTTGGAGTCAACGGCCATACGATATGGCATTCCTTGCTGGGTTTGATAAAGATATGGTAAAAGAAGATATTACTGTAAGAACTTATGGTGAACTGGTAATGGCACGAG